CTCCTCGTTCAGATACTGCATGATGATGGCGGTCTTGCCTAAGTCAAGCATTGTGTTAAGACCGTCGTTACCTGTCTCGCTGTTGCCGCACAGGGCGACGCCCACCTCGGGGACAAGCGCCACGGCCGCTACCTCTACCGTCCCTACGGTAGCCTCGAACTCCTCCAGCAGATCAGCGAACTTACGAAGGGCTTCGGCCGCAGGGACTTGGTCTTGCTTACCACCGGGGAACTCGATAACGCTCATTCGTTCACCTCCAGATACTCGTTAAACTTTTCACGGCTGTCAATGATGTGGTCACGCAGTGCCTCGATGAGCACGTCCAGCTCAAGATCCAATACTTCGACGATCTCGTCCGGGTCCATGCGGTGGGCAATCTCTGCTATCAGTCCGTCGTTACTCATCGTCGGAACCTCTCGGGTCATGAAGCATGAGGGCCATGAGGACAGCCGCGAATGTAGCGGTGCTGGCGACTGCGGCGTAGAAGTATAGTCCATGGCTCATTGCTCTCTCCTGCTAAACATACTCTCGGCGTCGCAGGTGTCAGTTAATGTTAGTGTTAACAGTATACCAGTAGTGGCACACCACGTCAACAGGAACGGTACGATCAGGCTATAGTACATCATACCCGTCGCACCTTCTTGCCTAGGTTCATGAACTCTACGTGAGGCTCACCGTCGATGACCACGCCGCACGCAACGACTGGCTTCTTGGCGAAGTGCTTGCCGTACGCGAACGCCATGTGCGTATGGTCCACGCCACAGCCCACAGCCATACCCCACACCAGCTCCTGATCGGTAGCGGTAGCGGAGATCCCTGCGTTACTGTGGTTGTGGCCCGACACGGTGCAACGCATACGCGTCTCGCAATCCTTGCGGAAGCCGTTGACGCCTGTTGCTGTCTCGCCGTGGTGGTAGAGCACGTCGTCAATCTCGATGCTGTCCGCTACCGTCCAGCCCTCGGGCATACCGAACAGCTCCTCGATGGGACGCAGGAAGATGGACGGCTCCATGCCCAGCTTCTTCAGCTGACGTGCGGGGATGCGGTCGTGGTTACCCATGATGAGGGTAGCCTCGGGGAACGCAGAGTACCACGCCTTGGCACGCTGTGCGGCAGACTCATACTCACCCATGACGTTGTGCAGGGTGGGCTCGCTGTCGTGGAATGACAGGCTGTGGTTGTCGAACATGTCACCGATGTGTACTACGGTGTCCACGTCCCACGCATCAAACGTGTCAACGCAGAACTCAAGGTAACCCTCCAGCTCGAAGGGCAGATGCGTATCACCAATGATTCCTACTCTAGCCATTGCGGGCTCTCCTCTCAGCATTAGTTTTCTCTTGATGGCAGGGCTTGCATAACACTTGGAACCCGTCCACCTCACAATACATTCGCTCAACGAAACCGGGCAGGTCGTCGAACGTCTTCAGGCTACCGCACGGGACGATGTGATCCACGTGTGTCTCGGTACCCTTGAACAGGCCATCGCATGATGCACAGCGGTAGCGCCCACCGTTGTCAGTCAACGTGTAGGCCGCACGCTTGGCGGCATGCTTGACCGGATACTTTTGAAACGCCGAGCGGAGGGCGTTGCGGATGAAGCCGAAGTACCTAGCCTCAGTCCACGTGCCCCCTGCTCGGGTCCGCTCTACTCGACGTCCCACAGCTCGCCCTCACTCCGACGAATCCATAGGCACCGAGCCTGACGAAGGAGCCAGTCGTCAACGACAGCGTCCTTGTCATCCGGACAGATACCTACCTTGTCATAGCCTTCACGGTACACCTCACGTACGTAATCAAACATATCGCTGGTGCTGACCATGTCGTCGATGGGGCTCAGTACCTTGTCCGTTGCCTTGACACCCACGCGCTTGAACAGTCCGGGTATATTATCCGTGCTGTCTCCCGTGAGTAGTTGCTTGTAGAAGAACCGGTCGGCTTCCTCTTCGGTCACAATGAATACTCCTTGCTTCTTGCCAGCCCATGTGTAGTGCCATCCGGGTACGCCCATCAGGTCCTTGTCAAGGGTGGCTATACCGTGTCCGTGCTGAGTGGCCATGATCCCCAAGCGATCATCAGCCTCCTCTCCTTCGCACACGATAGCGTCTAGTTTCCGTACCGCATACTCTCGCAGTGCGTCGAAGTGACGCGGCTTGCTAGACTTGCGGTTGCCTTTGTATGGGAACTCTTCGGTGCCGTACTGCATACGGTAGTTGTCACGACCGGTGAGATAGAAGTGCCCCGTCGAGGCACCACACCCATCCATCACGTCCAGTGTTGCGACCTTCAGGCTGTGCATGGCGAACTCGACAGGGTCTTCCTCGGCGGCGAACCCGACCCGATAGATCAGGATGTCGCCGTCGATTCCCCAAGTGCTAGGCTTAGAGTACTTCGTCATCACCAGATACTTCAGCTGACTCAGGTGCTACCAGCTTGGTCACGGTGAGCTTGACGATGCGGGCAGTGGTGCCGCGCTTACCGGCATACTCCCATGCGACAGGCTTGATGACAGCAATTACTTCACTGCCATAGCCAATGTTACCTGTACGTCCCTCGAAAGATTCACCGTCCTCAGACACGGGGATGATCGGGAACTTAGACTTACAAGTAACGAAGTCTCCACGTCCGTATGCGTCGTCCTTGTTGTTGACGCGAATGTCGGACTCTTCAAACCGCTCGACGGCGGCGGGTGAGAGGTTAGCGAGTTGGACGCTGAACTTCTCGGACATGCGATCCTTGGTCTCAAGGTTAGGGAAGCTCAGTGTTGCCCGAACTGAGAATGTAGGTGCGTTGTCAATAGCCATGTTGCTCATCTCCAAAGTTAATGTTTGTACCACGTTTAGAAGTATACCCCGTGGGGCATGGGTTGTCAACACCTAGTGTGTGTCGGCCCATGTGGTCCCCACTTGGTACTCACCATCGAGCGGACAGCGCAACCCAAGCTCGCGGCCTGCTCGTTTGATGGCGTTGCGGAATACCATACCAACCTGCTCTGCGTACTCGTCCGGTACCTCGACTTGGAACTCGTCGTGTACCTGAGCGACTAGCTTGTATGGTATCCGCATGGACTGCAACCGTGCCGAAGCGAACACCAGTGCCTGCTTCATTACGATTGCACCCGCCGATTGTAACAGGGTGTTGAGTGCGGCATGCTCCGAGCGGACATGTACGTGTCGTCCGTCCAGTCCGGGGAGGTACCCGTCGCCTGCTCGCCTCTGCACCTTGTCGATCAACCGTCCAAGTGACGGGATGTTACGGAGGAACCGTTGCTTCAAGCGTCGGCCCTTCTCCGCTGTGCCCCCTACGATGCTACCGATCTTGGCGTCGCCTGCACCGTACAAGAAAGCGTAGATGAATGTCTTGGCATCATCACGGGTAGGTAACCCTGCCGCTTTCTGATTCTCCGTGTGGATGTCACCCTCAAGTATCACCTCTGTATACGCAGGGTCTTGCATGTAGTGTGCCAACATGCGTAGCTCCAAGCCTGACGCGTCGATGCCCACCAGCTTGTGGCCTGCCGGTACCGTGAAGCACGAGCGGTACTCAGCCTCACTGGGTATCTGTGCTAGGTTAGGGGACGAGTGGCTCATGCGTCCCGTCACCGCACCGATGGTGTTGACCCGACCGTGTATCCTGCCTTGCTTGCAGTTGTCCAGCCAGCTCCGTAACATACCGATGCGCTTGCCCAAGGTGAGGTACTCCAGTACGAGTGCCGCCTCGGGGATGTGGCTCTGCTCTTTGAGGGTTGTCTCATCGACCACGATGTTACCCTTCTCTGTTTTCTTGGACCACTTGACACCCTTGCCCTCCAGCCTACGTGCTACCTGCTGGCGGGAGCCGGGGTTGAATACCTCCCAGTGAGTCTTGAGTTGCTTAGGCGATCCGTCTGGGTTCTTCTGCTTCTCGCTGAAGCGCTCATGCGGGATGGGTGGGAACACAGACTGTAGCTCGTCGGTGATCTCCTGCATGCGTACGTCGTGCTGTACGTACAGGTCAGACGCTAGGTCGAAGTCAAAGCAGAAGCCGTTGGCCTCCTGTACCTGCGTCAGCCGCGCCACCTCTAGCTCAAGCCAGATGCTACGCTCGTCGAACCAAGCCAGCTCAGCCAGCAGGAAGTCGAACACGTCAGCGTTAGCGATGGTGTCTTGGATGCAGTAGTCAATCATCTCCTGAGTAACTGGGCCATCGAAATCCTCCGTTGCATATTCATCCTTCTGCTCTCGACCAGCGAGCTGAGCCAGCCGCTTAAGACTGTGGCCCCCGTCGCGGCTAGGATTAGAAAGCCGAGAAAGCACAAGGCTGTCAATAACGTCAGTACTCTTAGCAGGTGTCCAACCCCAGACTCGGGCGAGTACTGGCAGGTCGAATCCGATGATGTTATGCCCCACGATAGGTAGCTCATCAGCCAGCGCATCGGTCAGCTCCTGAGCTGTGGTCATCCACGTACTGGAGGAAACGATCCCATCCTCTACGATAGTCACGGCCGCTCCGTGGATTGTGTTGTGGTCCAGCGTTGTCTCGATGTCCAACACTGCGTAGGTTTCTGGGGCTTTCATACCCATACTTATCCTCCATCAGTTTGTATACGTACCTTGACATTGTACTCATAAAGCATCGTCCTCGTCAAGTGGTGTGAACTCTTCAAGCCTGCCGGTCTCGCCGTTGTAGAGCACGTGGCCTGCCGGCCCGGTGATACCGCTGAACCTGTTCTTGAGTACACGGATCTGTGTGGTGTTGCGCTCGATGGGACACTCGGCCTGCCCGTTCCGCTCCAAGCCGATGACAAAGTCACTCAGCTGTGCGATAGAGGCAGAGCCACGTAGCTGTGCTACGGACGTTACCGCTCCCTCTTCGTGGCCCTTGCCGTCCGGCCGCTTGAGGTGCGACACTGCGAAGAGCACAATCCCTGTGTCCTGCGTCAGCGTGCGGAGCTTGGTCATGATCTCGTCGAGTGCCCGACGCTCGTCGCCGTACTGCCCACCCGATACGAGGATCGAGATGTGGTCCAGCACAATGATCTTGCAGTCAAGCGCCTTGGCCATGAAGCGTACACGGCTAACCACTTGGTCAACGGTAGCACCCGTGTCGAACGAGGCGTCCATCACTAGCAGTTGGTCGTCATCGAACACCCGCGTGAAGCTGTCCTTGTACTCGTCTGTGCCACGCTTGACACGTGAGGTAGGCAGGTGTACTGGGGTGCTCAGGTCGATGCCCATGAATCCCTCAGCTGTACGCTCGACGCTCTCCTCCATGAACAGCACACCGATCTTGTTGGGCGTGGTGTCCTTGATGTGCATAACTATCTCGCGAAGGATGGACGACTTGCCCAGCCCGCTACCTGCACAGAGTGTGACCAGCTCGGTCGGGCGGAACCCGTACGTCAGCTCGTTCAGTGGTTGCCACGGGTAGTCACCCATTGCGTCCGGTCGCTCACGGTTCAGCCGTTCCCACAGCTCGTCCTTGGATAGGACACCCTGCGGAGTGTACGTGCTGGCGTTGAGGATGGCTGTCTTGAACTCATCACGGTACCCGTTAGACAGGTAGTCGTTAGCGTCCTTGCCCACCTTGGTGTCCAGCTTGGCGATGCGTAGCTTGCCGGCGAACACGTCAGCCACACGAGCGATGGCCGCTTGGCCTGCCTCGTCAGCGTCGAAGCACACGACGATCTCGTCGAAGCCATCGAGGAAATCATACGCTGTCTTGAAGTCCTTGCCTGCACCCTGCGCCCCGGTCTTGAGGGACACGACAGGTGTGCGGTAGTCCAGCATCTGACGTGCCGCTAGGCTATCGAACTCTCCTTCCGTGACGACAACCTTGCGGCCACCGTTCGAGTACTTCTGACTGCCGAACAGGCCAGCCTCTCGGATGTCTCCGACTGTGCGGAATGTCTTGTTGGCTCCCCGTACCTTGAACCCACACGGTTGCACATCACCGTCGCGGAAGTAAGGGAAGGCTACCTCTTCACCCAGTGTGACCACACCATAGAACTCCGACTGCTCGGTCTCTATCTTGCGGGCTGGATGTGAGGTGTACTTGTCTCTCATGTACGCATCGACCCACTTGTCTAGTTGATGGGACTGCGGCTGTAAATCTACAGGCATACTGCTCTCCTTGTCATACGTACGGTGACCACAGCTGAAGCAGTGGGTGTGTCCGTCGTCGTACACTGCGTTAGCATCTGACGAACCACACTCATCGCAACTTGTCTTGAACTTGTACTGACTATCAGTCATCTCGTCTCCATGAATAGTTGGGCCGACCTAAAGTGTCGAGCCACTCGTCCTTGTTTTCCCAAGGTGCCCGTAGCTTAGCACAGAGATCCTTATAATGCAAGCGAAGGTGATTCGCTTCGGACTCTGTAAGGGGCTCGCCATCAAAGTACCACTCACCATTGATGGACTCAAACCGACCGTGAATCTTTTCGACTACAAACACTAGACGTCCTCCAAAAAATCTGCTAAAATAGAAACCTCTTTAGGGATACGTAATGACAAACACAGAGGGTTATCTGTCCGTGATGTCATCCCTGAAGTATCATTAGTAATCCGAACGGAATCCCTAGGGTTATCCATAAGGTTCTTCAAAGACCTCAACAATATCATCAGCGCCCCAACTGTTGGCCTCTTCCTCAGTGCGGGAGTCTGTACCGAACTCATTGGCATACATCACACGGGATGCCGCTCGGTCCTCCAGCTCAGCCGACCAGTTATAGGGCAGGTAGGTGATCTCTCCGCCACGTGCGAGGAACTCCTCAGTGTGCCGTGCGATCTCCTCTCTCAGCTCCTGCTTGGTAACCAACACGGGCTCGTCAATAGATGGTAGGTTGTAGTATAAGGGTTCATGTTCCATTAGCTTCTCTCCACGCACCGCTTGAGTGCTTCGATCTCGTCGATTGACAGCGGCGCTTCGACACGCCCCCGCGTCTGTACCTGCACACGTTGCAGGCGTACGTTCTTGTATCCCTTGGCAGTCAGTCGGTCCTTGTCGCACAGTGCATCAGCCTCGTGTGCGTAGATCATACGTAGCTTGCCGTCGTTGTACATCACGATTACTTCGGTCATCGCTGGCCTCCGTCTA